GCCCTTCATGACTTTTTTGGCTTCCAAACATCTTCATCGTCAGCATTATTTTTCAATCACTTCCCCTACCACTACCCTTCGCCAGGAGTGGGCTGATGCTCTTCATTTCAAAGGCACTGATTCCGTCCGCGCTACTCCCGGTTTCTATGCCGAGACCTTTGAGAAGGCTCTTTGGGAGGGCACTCGTGGCGTCGCCATCATTGACGAGATCGGTAAATATCCTCCTGGTTATGTCGATGCTCTTCTTGGCGCTGACCCTAACATCAAGATGCTCGTGCTTCTTGGTGATCCCACTCAAACTCTCCATCATGAGCCTAATTCTGATTGTATCTTGAACAATTCTGCCAAATATACCCCTGAAATTCTTCATTTCTCTCCTCATTGTTTTGCTTATCTTACCGGCACTCGTCGTCTTGGTTCTGATGTCGCTCGTTTCTTTAAAATCCCTTCTCTTCTCCCCCATCCCGGTCGTTTCATCTACACTGATTTGCCCGTCTTGTCTCCTGATGGTAGTCCTATCCCTATTCTTACCCCTTCTCAATCCAACAAGCTCTTGATCTCCGGGGTTTCTAGTTCTGTTGTTGAGACCTGGTCTTCTTCTCAGGGACTCACCTTTGATGCGGTTACCATTCTAATCACTCCCGATGCTATTCGTCTTGCAGATGATCGCACTTGGTTCACCGCTCTCACCAGGTCACGAGGTAATGTTTTCCTTCTTCGGGGCTTTCCTCTCATCAATGAGTATCTCACTCTCATTCATTCTCGTCCCCTTCTCCGCGCTCTTTTCGCTGCTTGTGCTGGTGAGAGGACTTCTTGGGACCCCCTTTCACTTCCCGATCTTGCTCGCTTCCCTTTCATTCATCGTAAGATCCGCGGTGACCGTCTCCCGACTTTCCGTGTGCACGGTGGTGATCCTTCTTCTCCCGAGGGTCTTTTCGATATGCCTACCCTTGGTTTGGATTCTTCTCCACCCGATCGTTTGTTGGATGAGTTCCCCCAGTCCGCTGCTCTCTACTCTTTTCTTCGTGAAGTTCTTCCCCCTGCTGGTCACTCTCCCGTTTCTCTCCCTTTTCTTGAGCCTCCTCTTGCTTCCACTTTCCCCCGTGAGGATCCGATCTTTCTTCGTGATCACTTCGCCTCTCTCATTCGTGATCGAACCGACCGGGAGTTGGTACGTAAGGGGCTTCTTTCCAACCAGTTCCCTGATCTCCCTACTTTCAAGTCACTGATCAGTTCCTCTGATCGATCTCTTCACCCCACCGATCCTTTCTTTCTTCCTTTGTTCCACCGTTTTCGTCAGGATGACGCTGCCACCTTTGCCGCCGCCATCGAAAAACGCATTACTCTTTTGACTCCCGAACAGAATCGAGCCAATTTTGCTGATGCTTCCGTCCTCGCTGGTCCCGCTCTTTGGAACTCTCTTTGCCGTGCTCTTCAACTTTCTGCTCCTGTCCCTTGGAACTCCGAATTCTTTGAGGTGTGCCATATCGAGAATCAGCGTAATCGAGTTTTTCGCAAGCCTCTCGAAATGCTCCTCGCCGCTCACACTCGTGATGAACCCGATCTTGACATTCGTAGGATCCAGATCATCATGAAGCAGGAGTATAAAAAGAAGAGTGAGTCCATGGCCGGTGACGCCAAGGCCGGTCAGACCCTCGCCGTTTTCCATACTGCAGTTTTGTTCGCTTTCGGTGGTCTTGGTCGTTATTTGACTTACCATCTTGAAAAACTCCTTCCCTCCAATATTTATATCCATCTCCGCCGTTCCCCCTCCGACCTCTCTGAGTGGCTCAAAGAGAATTCTTGGGAGGATTTTGTTGATTGTGTCGATAATGATTATACCGCTTTCGACCAATCTCAAGACGCCACTGCTCTCTTCCTGGAGATAGAGCTTATGCGCCATTTTAACGTTCCTTCCGACATGATCGAGCTTTATTATTGGTTAAAGACCGAGACTCGTTCCTGGTTAGGTCCTTTTGGCATCATGCGTTTCACTGGCGAGTGGTCCACTTTCCTCTTTAACACCCTCTTTTCTATTGCTTACTCTCATACCAAGTATTCCTTCCCGCCTGGTATGCTTCAATGTTACGGTGGTGATGATTCTTCTTTCAATGGTGTCCCCTCCCTTCGCCCTGATTGGCCGTTGTATGAGCGTCTTTTCTCTCTTACTTCCAAAGAGATCCGATCTGACCGTCCTACTTTTTGTTCCTGGCGCCTCACTTCTCGTGGCATCTTTAAGGATCCGGCCCTCGTCCAAGCTCGTCTCCATCATGCTTTCGCCAATCTCACCGCCCCTCTCGTTCTTCCTTCTTATTTCTTAGAGCATGCTTTCGCTTACGATCTTGGTGAAAATCTTCATCAATACCTTTCTCCTTTTGAAGAGTCTTGCCATTCTGCTAATTCATCCATTTTTCATCAACATCGACGTCTTATCCCTTTCTTTTCCACCCAGGTCACCTCCTCTCGCATCCGTGCCCTTTGGTTGCGGGTCACTGAGCGTTTTCCTTCTTATCAGCGAAAAACTCTCCAGATCTCTTTCCTTTCTCCTGAGGAGGAACTTGAGGCTCAGTTACTCTCTCTTCTCATGTCCAACCCTCTTCCTTCCGGTCCTGTGGCTCCCGCTTTGTCTCCTGACACTCTTTCCTCTTTTAACTCTTCCATATTGCTTATCCCGGATGGCTCCAATCCTTCTTCCTCCTTTGATTCATCCACTCCTTCTTCCCCTTCTTCCTTTGATGATTTCCCTGATGAGTGACTCTTAGCAGGTTCGTACAATTTTAGGGTTGAGTTCTACTGTCTCTGGAATTTTACTCTGAACCTCGAACCTGATAAATTTTCTTCCTCCTCTCCAAAAGAAACATCTCTTGAATCACCATGTCCGTCCCTGTTGGCACCGCGTCTCAGAGTGCGCAGCCGATCGCGCCCACTATTCCCGCTTCCGCTCCTTCCGTTCTCTCCCTGCCCGGCCTTATTTCCCAGCCTGGGCATGTCCGTTCTTTTGCTCTCGGTGATTACCAGAACGTTGCCGGTGTATTTCATTACAATCTTGGCACTTGGACCGCCCTTCTTGAGTCCATCGGCCAGTACTCTTCCATTCTTCTTGAAAAAGTCGAATTGCAGATCACCCCCACCAACATTGATGGCGATTACGCTTCTGTCGCCACCATTGCGATTGTTTCTGATTCCGCTTCTGTCCCTGGTCTTCACGATATTGCTGGCGTTAATGCCCGTTACGGTCACGCCTCCCACACTGTCTCTTCCTATTTTCCACAGGAGCATGTCTGTTCCCCTCTCATGCCCCCCACCTCCTCTCCTTGGATTTTCAATATGCTCATTGGTGGTTCCACTCCCACTCTCAATCTTGTCATTGGGTATTCCTGTCTTGGTGCCACCTCTTTTTCTCTCACACTCCACATTCATTACACCACCGCTGGTCCCAGCTCCCGTATTCTCTCGGTCACTACCCCTGCTGGAATTGCCACCACCACTCCGCAGTCCACTCGTGATCAGACTTACCTTGCTTTGCTCACCCAGCTCGTCTCTAATCTCTCTTCTTCCGTGGTTC